CTGGTCGTTTGTCCACGAATAGGTATAGCCGTTGATGGTGAGCGTGCCCTTGGAGAAAGCGCTGTCCGTGTAATTCTGGTAGAGACTGTAGTCCGGCGTGTTCGTGACGATCGGCAGCATGTTGGGATCGATCGTCAGCGACATGCTGAACTGTTGCCCAACCAGGTCGCCACCGGCGTGGAAGTAATTGATGTAATCGCTTCCTTCGGTGATCTTGCCGGCGCTGGTGATCGTAATAATCGGCAAGATGTCCGCGTACGCGGGGGAGCTGAGCGCGGCGAACGAGCCGGCCAGGGCGAGCAATTGAGGGATGAATTTCACTGCGGCCTCCACAGGTGGGTGCATGGACTTGCAGTTGTATCACCTGCATGACCGAAAGCAGCGCACTGATGGGGCCGTCTGTCGTGCAAGGGCAACTCAGCAGGCAGTTGATCCCGGGGCGAAAGCCGCCATGCGTATCCTGGTCTTTCTTCGACCTGTGGGCTCGAACTTTACCGATGAACGCTGGTCATCTCCGCAGTCTTATCGGCCTTCGTCATGTCGGCCCGCAGGAGTTCAAGGTTGCCATCGACTGAGCCATAGGCGTTCATCATTTGGTTCAGCACACGGGCAATGTCTTGCGCGCTCGCGCGGCCGAGCTGCAGGTCCGTGCTGATATTGACCATTTGGGCGCCGTCGAAAAACTTGTTGCTGCTGCCGTTTTCGATCGCCTGGTTGTCGCGCATGTGGGCGTAGATGCCGGCATAGCGCTCCAACAGTTCCGGCTCCATCCAGCTCGCGGCTTGGCTGGCAACCGCGACGTCCCACGCCTCGCGCCGCAGGGTGGGCGAGTGGATGCTGAGCGCCAGGAAATTCTTTTGTTCCATGAGGTGCGCAATGGCTTCTTTCTCCGGGACGCCGCGCCGAAGCTCGTCCAAAAAGCCATGGAACACCTTCGCGGTTTTCGCCTGTTCAGCGCGGTTATGGGCAAGCACGGTTTCCAGTTCCTTGAGGTTCTGCCGCAGCTCGGTCTCGATCCTCGCAGTCGCCTCGTGTGCCACGTGGCGGTGATGCCAGCTCTGCACGGCGTGCTCCAGTCCCAGCGCCGTGATGATGCTCACGACAATCATTGTGTATTCGCCCGCGAACTCGCGGAAGCTGTGCAGCTTCTTTTTCGGTACCTCGACGTGCATGATCCTCACCGGGGAAATTGAACAGAGGCAATCTATCCGAACTCGGGAGTTATGGCAATCGAAGTGCAGGCGAGGGAAACAAAAGGGGCTGCCGGCGTTAAGTGTGGGACTGGAAAGCCACTGTCATCCCGGCGAACGCCGGGACCCATAGACCGCTTGCGCTGCCGACAAGGTTAAAGTCTCAGGCCGGCCCGCTCGGCATGGATCCCGGCGTCCGCTGGGACGACATGCAGTCGACACTCAACGCGGGCAGCCTCGATGAAAAAAGGGCCACAAGCTTGCACTTGCGGCCCATTTCTCGGGAATTCTTGGGGTGGCTGATGGGACTCGAACCCACGACAACAGGAATCACAATCCTGATCCCAAACGAGCATCCATGCGGGTTCCAGCCGGTTTTTGTGTAAAACGAAGCGCCCTTTTCAAAAAGTTCCACCTATGGCGGATCGGCGTTTTTACACAGAATTTGAGCCTGCCGAGCTCGCCTGGTCGCACTCCCTCAATCGCACTTTTGCGCACCCGCAGCACCGATTCTTGCCGAGTCGCCATGATGGTATTCCCGAGAAAGGATACCTATGCGATACATATCAGCCTTCATTGCCGCCGCGCTGCCGGCGCTGGCTATCGGCGCGCAGCCCTACCAGTACGATCTGACCGGCGACCAGTTCGTGGCCGCGCTGTCAGGTCGACCAACGTCCGAGCAGGAGTTCCGCGCGCGCGATCGAGCCTACAGCTACGTCGACGGCGCCAAGGATGCGACAGTCGGCAAGGTCTGGTGTCCGACGCGGCCGCGCAAGACGCACGAGCTGGCGTACGACGCCGCGGACTACATCAAGGGCCTGCACGCCGATCTGCGCAAGGGGAATGCCGCGCAGTTGCTGCTGGCCTACCTTGCCGGCCAGTACCCGTGCAAAGGAGTCCAACAATGAAGCCGACCTACAACACCATGCGGATCAACTACCCCGACAAGGCGCTATACCCGCGGGGTCTGCTGCTCGAAATGTTGGGCTGGGACGATCTGCTGAACAACCAGGCGTACGCAGACACCTGCGCCATGCGGATGAGCTACGCGCTGGCGCGTTCAGGTGTGCACCTGTTCGGCGCGCGGATGAGGGGAAAGGGGAAGTACGTCACCGGCAAGCCGATCGAGCCGGGGCAGGCTGATCTGTCGCGGATCCTGCGGCGCATGTGGGGCGAGCCGGAGAAGTACAAAGGAGAGGATGCCGCCCGCAAGGGGATCGGGCAGCGCGCCGGCGTGGTGTCGTTCTTCAGGATCCACGAGAACGTGAACCAGGGCCATATCGACCTGATCGAACCGCGCCCGAACGGGTTCTCCGAGTGCGCAATGTCCTGCTACTTCTCGTCTCAGGAGATCTGGTTCTGGCCGCTGAAATAGCCGGCCAGGTGGATCAGACCGCGCCCTTGATCTTCTCGACGGTGCGCAGCGTGCCGAGCCCTAACATGCCGAGTAGCAGGGGCATCAGCTCGCCCAGCTCGGCGGGCGGCAGCGATACGGGGCTGCCGTACATGGCCATGCCGGTCTGGATGGCTGGGCGAAGGATGAAGTTCCAGCCCAGCGCGGCGCCGCAAATCCAGCCGATGGCGGGACGCCAGCCGGACTTGAACAGGCTGTCGCTGGCCGCCTCGGTGTTGTTGACCGTGATCTGCGCCTTCGCCAGGTCGGTTTGCGCGGCCAGTTCCGCGAGCTCGCCGGTCTGCATGAGCTGCGCGAGCTTGAACTGCGCTTCGGCCTGCTGGGTAGGATCGGGCCAGATTTTGCCGACGACGCTCTTGATGATGTCGGCCAGTGGGCCGAGCAGAAGAGGGTTCATGGTCATACTCCTACGAGAAGGTTATGAGCGATGCGCCGGGCCCAGCCGCGTGCGTTCTGCGGCCAGTTGGCCAGCTCGGTGAGGTACATCAGCCGCTTGGCGTTGAACCGGGCGATTACCTCGCCCACGTTCGCAGCGCGCACCGCGGCGATGGTCTTGGCCCCAATCACGCCGTCCGGAGTGGCGCCGACGCATTCCTGCAGCCAGCGCACCGGATAGCCGCCGTTGTAGGCCGCGTCAAAGACCTGGTAGGCGATGCGCGCGTCAAACTGGTCGCACTGGTACTTGTCCCAGTAACCGGCCTTGGCGATGCTTTTGGCGGTCTCCAGCGGCAGATCGCGCATGTCGCCCTTGTAGCCCCAGGCGCGCGCGACTTTCTCGGTGATGCCGTACTTGGTGGCGCCGCCCGGGTCGGCCTGCCGGTCACGATCAGCGAAGCCGCCCTCGATTGCGGCGATGGTGGCGAAGGCTTGGTCGAAGCTCATTTGGAGGACTCCTTGCGCTTCCAGAACTCGCGCCGGACAAGGACGACGATTTGCAGGACGGTGAACACGAGCACGGCCAGCTGCACCCACTTGTCGATGGGCATGGCCGTGAAGTGGTTCCACGTGACGACGAGGACGCCGGGGGTAGCTCTGGCGCCGCCCTTGAGTGCGCCTTCGATGGTCTCGGGCGACACGCCAAGGGAGGCCGCGGCTTTCAGGATGGATTCGCTCATGGCGTCCTTTCAGGGCAAAGAAAAAGCCGCTCAGGCGGCTTATAATTGGTGTGACAACAGGGAGAACAGATGTGACGACTTACATGATTGCGAAATTCATCGTCTTCGTGATAGCGGCGTTCATTTTCGGGTTTATTCGTTCGCGCCGATAACCAGCGCCGAGTTCCGTAGAACCGGCTTCGCCATCGCGTTTTCCAGAGCTGGCGCCGCTGCCCGCAAGCCGGAATTGCTCGAATTGAGCATCCTGGCAGTGAGCGACTTGAAGAGTGCGCTCTTGTCAGCCATGAATGCGGCCCAGCTAGCCGGGTTACTTGCCAACGACGCCAGCCCCATCGGGTTCTTGTTCATCTCCATCAGGGCGCGGCGCTCGGTCACATTCAACGTCGTTATCAGTTTCGACTCCTGAGCATTCAGGCCAGCGATTTCCGGCACAGCATTCGCGATTTCCTCTTTCAGCCCACGGGCGAGCCCTTTCTGTGCCTCCACCTCCGCGCCGCCCATCTGGCCATACTTCTTGCTGAGCACCTTGTACGTACCCTGCTTCATATCCTGCGCGAGTTGGACGGGGATTTGGCTACCAGGGATGGACGGGTGCGCTAGGAAGTCGTCGGCCACGCCCTGAATCGCATTCAGATCGGCGGTCGGGCTGACTTGGTTGCCGAATGCCTTGCGCACATCGGCCAAGCGGTTGACCACGGCCTGTTTGTCGATAGTCGCGGGGGAGGCAGCAATCCTGTCTGTAATTTGCGTATTCAGGTCACCAATCAGTGACCGTAGCTTTTGAACGCCGCCCATAGTCGGATTGATGCCATAGTCGAGCAGCATGCGCACAGCAGTCGCGGCATCCCCTGTCTTGAGCTGTTTGATCGTCGGCTTGATCGCGCTCTGCATCAGACGCTCAGCGGCGCCATCGATCGCAGACGCAAGCCTTCCGCCAGCGACACCTGCAACCTTGACTGCGCCAGGAAGTGCGCCTCCAATTAGGGCTCCAGCTCCCGCGTCATCCGGATTTACCAGCCCAGCGGTAGCGCCGCCAGTGATTGTGCCGCCTGCGGTACGCGTAGCTAGGTTCAGCAGCGGGTTGGCGATCGGTGCGCCAGTCGTAAAGCCGCCGCTGCGGATCGCCGCAACAAGGCCGGGAGTGGCTGCCGCGACACCGGGGATCATCGCGGCCAACTCGCCCAAAGCCCCGCCTACAGGCAACGTTGCCGCGATGTTGGCGCCGACGCGCGCGACCTTGAATGCGGTTGAGTCCTTATTCTGCTCGGTTAGCGCATCGAAGTCGGCATTGCGAGTGCGGTTCCATTGCGCAACTGCGGGCGAGACCTTGCCAGGGAGGTATGCCAGTGCGTTCAGGGCGGTGTTCCCGATGTCGGAAATGCCAAGTGCAGCACCAGCTGCTGACCTTCCTAGCGTGCTGTCACCTCCGGATGGGCCTGCCGTTGCTGGGATGCGTAGCGGCCCCGCCGCCATCTTGAAGCTACGTTGGGCGTACGCAAGCAAATCCGCTTCGCTCGCGCCATCCGGCGCCGTCACATCGTAGCTTTGGCCATCAGGAGCCGTGATACGGTATTTGGGCATCATTCCACCTTCGTGATCGACCAGCCGTTATTGGAGCCGGGTGCTGCCGGTGCTGCATGGGCATTACCTCGCCCCGACACTTCCCCACTCAAGTCCTTGCGAACCTCTCTCGGGGCCTTCTGCGCCGCCCGAATTTCAGCCTGCAGCTGCTGCACCGCCGCCTCGTAAGACCGTTGGTCAAACGCCGTGGACAGCAACTCTTTGGCGTGCTCCTTGTCCGATACGCTCGCAACGCCACCGCGCGACATGACCTGACCATAGGCGTTCGCCAGTGCCGTGTTAGCCATCGCGAACTGGCGCAGGTTGGGGTCGTTGGTGTTCGAGTCGAACATGATCTGAGCTTTGCCGAACGGCAGGAATCCGCTGCGCGCCACATTGCGCGATGCGGCAATTGCCAGCGGGGCCAGCTGCGCCGCCTCGTTCGCGGCAATCTCGATGTTCGCGCTGCGCGTGCCTGCCGTCCGCTGCCCAGCCTTGATGCCGCCGAACTCCGCTACCTTGGCGGCGATGTCAGCGCCGTTCAACCCCTGCGCGTTTGCCAGTCTGCTAATCTCCAGGCGAACTGCGTTAAGGTTCTTCGCGCCCTGCGCCCCGCGTCCAAAGTTCTGCAAGGCGCTGGTATCGCCCGCAAGGTACTGCTGGGCCGTCATGCGGATCGCCAGCGGATCCATAACGGCATCCTCGCCGGCGGCTGCGCGATCTGCTGCCGCGCGCTGGTCTGCGGCGATGGAATCGGGCGACTGCTTTTTCCTGATGCCCTGCCCGAGAAGCCCCCCGGTATATCCGTCGACCGGGATTGCCGTATTCGCGCCATCGTCAGCGAAGTGGATATTCGGCGTGGCGCCGAACTCGCTGACCTTCTGGGTGCCATCCTTGAACGTGATAACGTTGACCGGCTTGCCGCCGTACATGGCAACCTCGATCTTGTGTACCTCGGGCATGAACTTGGCGGCTTGCTCGAGCAGCTTGTTCGCGCCCTCGACGTCGCCCTCGTCGCTGTACACGCCAGCAGCATGGGTCAGGCGCTCGACCAGCTGCTGCGTGGCCGAGGTCGCGCCACGGACAGGTGTCGAGGGGGCAGCAGGCGCCGGACGCGGAGTGCTTTGCTGCTGGGTCTGGAATGCCTGCATCCATGCCGGGCCGCCGATCCGTGGTGAGTTGTCGCCGCCGGGCATGAAGTTAGTAGGGCTGGCCGGCAAGTCGGCCGATGCGCCCGTCTGGGTCGCTGGATTTGCGGCGCCTGCAAGGCGGTCACGAATACGGTTCATGCGATCGACGCTGCCTTGCATCTGCTTGAGCTCAAGGCCAGCCTTCTGCATCTGCATGCCGCGCAGCGCCTGCTCCTGCGCCTGCGATTGCCCCTGCTGGAAGCCGAGCAGCCCTTGACCCATGACCTGGCCGAACGAACGCGGCGTGGTCGATGGGCCGGAAGCGTTGAGGATCGCGGCGGCTGCGGCGAGCAGACCCTGCTGCTGCGGGTCGTTGCCGTTGAACATATCGAGGAATCCAGGCATGTTTGCTCCTTAGAAGTAGCCGCCGCCGGAGAAGCTGCTGTTCTTGCCGAACAGGTCGAGCAGGCTGCCCATGTTGCTGCCGCTGCCGCCGCTGCTGCCACCGAACAAGCCACCCAAGAGCTGTCCGCCCATCATCGCACCGCCGAGAATGTTGCCGGCCTTGTTGTTGTACAGCGGCTGGTTGCTGGTCGTGGTGCTGTTCAGGTTGGCATACGGGCCGATCAGCCCACTGACCTTTCCGGCCCGGTCTACGCCATAGTTCTGGTTGGTGTTCACGTTGTTCGCGGCCGATCCGAGCAGGCCGGACAGCAAGCCGGAGCCGCCCATGATCGCCGCGTTGTTCTGCGCGTTCGTCTGGAGCTGCGAGTTCATGTTGTCGCGGTTCCAGTTGGCCACGTTGCCGACGTTCATCAACTCAGCAGCATTGTCCGTGTCGTTGTTCTTGAACGCCGTGGCGTACTGCTGGGCGCCGAGGCCTTGGGTGGCTGCGAGCTGCCGGTTGCGGTCGGTGTCGTACGCGCCGGCCTGCGCGGCTACTGCGGCATCGGTGTTGTTCTGGCCGAACTGGCTGGTGGCTCGCGCCATCGCTGTGCCGAAGTCGCCCAGCGCGCGACCCTCTGCCAGACCCTGACGCGAGCCGCCGTACTGGCCCGACAGCACCGCGTTGCTTCGGATGCCCGGCAGCACGCCTTCCATCAGGTTCTTGGTCGCGTCCTGCTGCATCCCCTGGAACGCATTCGTGCTCTGGTTGATGCCCTTCTGGATCGCGCCGGTCAGGTAGGGATTCGCGCCGGGAGCGCCATTAATCAGGCTGTCATAGGAGCTGGTGAGGTTGATGCCGTTCTGTGCCGGAGCCTGCACGTGGTTGCCCTGGGCCCAAGCGAGCTGTCCGGCGCCGGGCGCCTGATTGCCCTGCATGAGCTTGAGCGCGGCGTTGCGCATGTTGCCCATGTCGGGAGAGGTGAACCAGTCGAGGTAATTGCCGCTCGTGCTCGCCGTCCGCTGGAGCGAGTCGTTCTGCGGTTGGCCCATAAACGAGGCGAACTGGCCGAGCAGCCCCGGTTGACCATTCGCGCCGTAGACCATCGCATCCATGCGCGGATCGAGCTGGTGCTGCACGGTCGTCGTTTGATTGTCCGGCTGCTTGTTCGAATCGACCGCGCCGAGAATCCCGCCGAGCAGGCTGCCCCAGCCACCCGAGCCGCCAAAGCTGTCAAATAGTCCCATGCCACCACCCCCTGATCCGGCAGCGCCGCCGCCAATGTTGTTAAGCCCCTTCATGCCGTAGTAGCTGGCAATCTGGTCCGCGATTCCGTGAAACTTGCCGGCCGCCCCGGTGTCGATGCCGTCCGCCGCCGCCTGCTCGTAGTACTGGTCGCCAGGGCTGCCGTACACGTTCACCAGCGGCTTGTCGTCGCGGCCCAGCGCGGCGTTCCATACCTTTGTCGACGCGGGGTCGATGCCGGTCAGCAGTCGGGTAGGGTTGTGGAAAATGTCCTTCGTGAAGTTCTTGGAGAAGGAATTTTCGAAGCCCAGCAGGTTTGATAAAAAGCCCATAGCAGTCCTTATCCGAGAAACTTCCAGGCAGCCGCGGTGGAGTCGTAGAGGTATGTTCCACGCACGCCGCCCGGCGCAATCGTGCCGTCCAGATAGCGCAAGTCACCGTCGCGCGGCTTCGCGGGCATTTGGTACGTCCGGTCGAGGCGGCCAGCAGCCAGAGCCGCAACGACGGCGCCGATCTTGGCCTCCATCTCGCGCACGTAGCGGGCCATCTGCGCGGGATCGGACGGCGGCTCGCCGGGCTGGTAGGCGATGCTGTTGCTGTTGGTCGGGCGCATCAGAATTCCCCTGCGTCGTTGATGAACGCGTCGAAGCCATCCATGCGCCACGAATAGGCTTCGTCGGTCTCGAAGCGGAAGTGCAGGTATCGGCCGGTGACGATCGCATCGCATTTCTGCGTCTGGCCAATCGTGTAGGTGGTCGTGATCCAGACAGGTTCGTCGTCCGCCTTCTCGGTGGCCGCGACCTTGACCAGCACGGTGCCGCCGGCGTTGCCGGATATGCGCGGTCGCACGCCCATCAGGGTCTTAAGGCGTTCCGGCGCGTCGAAGTGCACGGCGCGGCGCTCGAGGTAGGCGAACGGCAGTGCACCATCCAACGATGCCGAGGCGTCCAACAAGTACAGCTTGGCGTCGGCGCTGCCCATCATCACGCGCGCCGCGTCGGGGGTGTAGTCAGGACCGTTCCACGACGAGTTGTCAGTGCTCCACGGGTCGCTGTCCTGATTCCAGTTACCGCCCAGGGAGTTGTCCAGCGGGCCGCAGGCGGCGTGCAGGATATCCGGCAGGTCGCGGTAGGTCACCGTCTTGTCGACATAGTTGTAGACCAGCGCGCTATCGCAATAGGTCGAACCGATACTCGGGTAGGCGACGTAGATTTCGTTCAGGAAGGGATTCTTGAACACGAACACCTTCTGCTTGTTCTCGACGTCGATGTTATGGAAGAAGTGCCGGCGGCCCTTCTTGTCCAGTACCGAACTGGCGGCGTAGCCGTCGTGGATCACGATGTCGATGCCGGTCACCGCGAAGTGCATTTCAGCGAAACCGGCCACTTCGAAGGAGATGGCGCAATTCATATTGAGCAAGCCGCTCATGCCGGAGACCTTGCGCAGCTTAAGGATGAATGCCCCGCCGATGTAGTCGATGGCGTAGGTGCCCAACTTCTTGTAGACGATGAACGAATCTTTCAGCCCCAGCCCGTCGACAATCGCATCTTGCCCCTCCGCGACATCGAAGCGCCCCGCGTCTTGTGTTGCGTCAGCCTTATCCCAGGTGGTTGGAAGCGCACCCGGGTCTGCGAGGCCGGACCACATGAGCAGTACCGGCTTATTGACACCGCCCTCGGTGATGTTCAGCGCGATCATGAGGCTCTTGTACTGGCGCAGCACCTTGCACGAGGTATTGGCTGGCCACGCGGGCAGGTCGGCAAACTTGTGCGCCAAGTTCTGATCCCAGCACATCGGGGGCTTGCCGTCGCCTGCGTTCAGGATTGGCACGCCTCCGAACACAAAGCCCGACCATGCGTTCTCGGTTCCGCTGCGCGGCGTCGCTGGCGTAATGTCCGTGTGCACCGACGTTCCGGTGACACTCGACACCGCAAACACCTTCGTCGCGGTCGAGTACAGCCAGTACCCATCCGGCCCGACATTCGCCTGCATCAGGTATTGCGGCGCGGCGCTCGGGCTGTTGAACACTTGGCCGTAGCCAAGCGCCTGCATCGCGGCGCCGTCGAGGAAGCGGATATTGCTGCCATCGCTCCAGACGGCCGGCACGGCGCCGCCGACCATCGAGGGCTGCGGTAGCTCGCTCGGCTCGATATCCTTGATGATCCCGAAGGCACCGGCAGGGGTGAAGGATACTTTGGTGGTCATTGCAGCCAGGTGATCGTGATCGAGCCGCCGGGCGGCACGACGATGTTGTAGGGGGCGCCAGGCGTTACCGGCACGTTGTTAAAAGTCGTGGTTGGCGCTGCGCCACCCGTTCCGCCCTTGAAGGTATTGCCGAACGCGGTCGCCGCTGCGCCAGTCGTTGCCGAATAACCCTGCGTCGCCGCCTCGAACACGTAGCAGACCATCGTGGACGACACGAACGGGTCGCTAGGCGTGCTCACGGGCGTGTCGCAGTAGTTGGCCGGAACTGCCCCTGCAAAGAAGCCGTTGAAGACCGGGTTCTGCGTTTGCGAGCCGTCCTTGTAGAACTTGTACGTGATCGTCGTTTTGTTGTAACCGCTGATCGAACCGGATGGCGAACCGGGCGCGCCGTGGCCGGAGGCGCTGACACTGTTTGTAGTGAGCGGTGCCGTCCACGTACCGTTGGCGGTAAAGGGTTGCGACATTGGCTGCCGCTTGCGGAACAGCATCGCGAGCAAAGCGGGGCTCAACGCGCAGCCCCATAAACAATGCCGTCACCGTACGTGTACAGCGCGAAGAAACCCTCGCCGTTCACTGGGAACGTAATGCCCGTTTGGGAGAATGTCTGCGTCTTGGCGCCATCGGACTTGATCCACGTGATGCCCGTGGTCGTAAGGGCAAAAGCGCCCAGGTCCACGCCGCGCACCAGGACCGCGGCGAAACGCCCGACGGGGAAGCCGGTAGCCGACAGCGTGAAGTTGCCCGTTGCGGTCAGTGTCTGCCCCTCACCATCGGCGTAGTTGATTACCTGCGCCGTGGTGCCGGAGCTACCCTTGTCGATGATCGGTGCGCCGCGCCCATCGAGCGAGACGTACGTACCGCCGCCGACAAGCGCCTTGCCGAGGTTGGCGGGGTCGCTGATGCCGGGGATCGTGGCCGAGAATACGAGCTGGTCGATATAGTTCTGCGTCACCGACGAGAGCTGAAAGACCGAGCCGATGCGGATCGCCAGATACGGCCGCCCCGCCTGGAGGTCGTTCGCCACCACGTCGCTGCCATCGCGACGCTTGATAGCCGCAGCGCCCAGCGCCGAGATATTCAGCGTGGCCGCGCCGGTATTCGTCACGGTCGGCACGAACAGCACGATCATGCGGCTGCTGTAGCTCGGCAGCGGCGTGGCCGGGGTCAGCGTGTAAGCGTTGACCGCGCCGCCGTCAGTACCGGTGACGCACACAGCGCCAAGGAAGCCAGCGAACGCGTTCTTGACCGCCCGCTTGGTATTGCGGAAGTGGTCGTCGCCCTGGTTCTTGCGCTCCGAGCCGTCCGGTGCGGTCGGGTCCAGATCGGCAATGAAGGTAACGAAAGGTTCGAGTGCCATGGATTAGCCCCTGTTGATGTCGTAGCCGCGAGCGCACAGCACCTGCGGCAGGTCGGTACGCAGCGTCGCGGAGGTTCGCGCGCGAGCGGCGTTGGCGTTGATTTCCTTGATCGCTGCACTGAACATCTCGCTCCAGAGCGTGACCATGGCGACGTCGCGGATCCACGGCGCGGCGGCGAGCAGGGAGGCGCACAGGTAGAGGTCGGGGTACTGCATCAGCAGCGCGTTGGTCTGGTTGGCGTCGGACAGCTCGAACTTGCCGCGATAGCGCAGCGTGACCTGATGCGCGGCGTCTGCCGGACGCTCGAATGCGATATTCGTGCCGTCGATCGCGAAGAACGATGGCGGCCCGGCGTCCGCGGTCACTGCAAGCTGCTCGGGGACAGTCATCGTCAGCGGCTTACGCGGCTGAACGGTCTCCAGCCATGCGCCCAGCGGCACGCTAAAGTCGGTCGGCAGCGCGATGTAGCGCGAGCCCACCTCAGCCGTCAGCGCGGCCTCGACCTCCATCTCACGCACCTTGGCGAGCCGGTTCACGCGCTGCTCGCCCAGCATGATGAACGAAGGGATGCGCGCAGCTAGGTCTTCGCGGTGCAGCCAGCTGGCGATTTCCGACTGCAGCCATGCATAGTTGCGATCCGACGAGGGATCGATGGTTTTGACGACGATGGTCATTTGCGCATCTCGGGCGGGCAGTTGTAGCGCGCCTTTTCCTTGTTGTAGGCGTTCACGCAGTGGTTCGGGCCTTGCCAGAGGCCGAAAACCGCGTCAATAACCTTTTTCCAAAACTTGTACGGGTAGCGGTGGCCCAGCCTCCCGCAGCGCGAGGACAGGGTTTCGTCGGCCCAGGTCTCGGTGCTCATCGGGTTGACCAGCACGTTGAGCAGCTGGTCGCACGCGATGAATAGCTGGAATGCCCAGTGCTTCAGGCCTTCCCACGTGAAGAATTGCAGCAGCCAGTTTTTGAAGGTGGTCATGTAGGCTCCTACGTGAGCGATTTGGCTTTGATGAACAGCGCGTCGAGGTCAAGGCCCAGCGCGGGGCCGATCTGCACGACGAGGGGGCGTTGGCGCAGGAATACCTGCGAGGCGCGAAACTCGACCAAGGCCAGATCGCGCTGTAGCGGGTCAGCGACCATTTCGGTGATCTTCTGCTCGACCATCGCCTCAGTGACGCCCTCAAGTAGCAACGCCTGGATGCCTTGGCGACGCGTGACTTCCTGCGGGACTCCCGGCTCAGGCGGCGGCATAATCGGCGCAAGCTCTACGCCATCGCGCGCTGCGTTTGCGCGGAATAGCGTCCAGCTCGGGGACAGGGCTTCGTCCGTGGTGCGGATATAGATCCCTTCATGCGCCGGCGGCGGCTCTTGAAAATAAGAGCCCGTCAGCTCGCCCGTGTTGGGGTCAAAGGTCACATACCGAAACGGCGACCACGCCGAGGCTTGCGCGCTCATTTAGGCCACCTTCCTGAAACGAATTTCGGCGTAGACCTCGGTGACTCCAGTAATTCCCGTCGATTTGCCGAACGAGGAATTGTCAACCCCGGCGCTGGACACCGCCCAATGGCGAATGACGATGGCTTTGCTGGCCGCAAGCGTGAACTTGCCGCGCAAGATAGAGCGCGACATAACACCGTCGCTGGTAGCTGACATTTCGGAGGTGCCGTAGTCGATGACAGCACTGTCGGTTTGGTTGTAAAGCTGGGTGATGTGTTGCTGCACCTCATAGGCGGGAGCCGAACCGTCGTACTCGTACGTACCAGCCGGAAGCGTGATCGCATTTGACGCGAGCGATGCGCCCGAAATATCGTTGTACTTTTGCTGGTTCAGCGAGCGCACTACCCACGATGCCGCTGTCATGGTGGTTGACGTTGACGTACCGCTCGCCCGCTCCTCCCGCACGTACATGGTGGGGGTTGCGATGTCCGCAACCATCGCCACCGTCCCGTCCTTGTCAGGGAAGGTGTAGGTGCGCGCCGCCGTGTTCGCGTTGGTCAGGAATGAGGTGAACGTGTTGGCCGCGTTCTTGAAATTGATCTTGAAGAGCGTCAGGCCCGCATAGCCGCCAGTCGCGTCCTTTGCGTTAATCCAGTCCGTGATCTGCTTTTGCAGCTTGCCAAACGCGACCAGGATCGAATCAGCCGTCGTGATCGCCGCATTGGTAGCCGTGGACAGGCCAGCCAGCAGAGTACCGAGGATCGTGTTGCTGTTCGATGCCGAAATCGAGTCGAAGGCCGAGGACACCGTGAGCAGTGCGCCATCGGACGGGCGCTTGTAGCCGATCATCGTCGCGCCCGAGAATGCCGCGAGGTCGGATTTGACCACGTACGGATTGTCAGCCGGGTCTTCGAGGATGATCTCGCGCGTGAAGGTAGCGATCCGCGATCCAGAAAACGTGAGCAGGTACTTGCCGTCAGCCGCTTTGAAGGCGAAATAGCCGTTTTCGTCGGTCGTCAGCTGGGAAATCGGCGTCGCGCCATCGTCCGAGAACAGCAGGGCGGGCGCGCCGGTCATGTCGGTAACGGCAACCGACACGTTCTTCAGCGGGCGCGCAACGCCTTGCACAGTCCCGAGCAGGTTCTCTTCGTATTTCTGCATCGCGGGGCCTCGTCAGCCAGCGGCCGCTACCAGCTCGGCCAGCTTCTCGGTGGTGATGTTGCGCGGGAAGTCGATGCCGAGTTCGGTTGCGCGGGCTTTGAGGGCGTCGCGGTCGAGTTCGCCGGCGTCGGACGGGGCGAGCGCAGCTTCCCGGGCGGCCAGGTCGGCTTCGCGGGCGTCGAGCTGGGTCTGCATCTCATCCTGCTCGAGCGCTTGCGCATTCAGGCGTTCAGCCCTGGCATCGAGCTCGGCCTCTTTGGCTTGGAGCTGTTCTGCCCACTTCGTGAGATGGGCCTCGGCAGCGGCGAGCTTGTCGGCACCTTGCGAGACGCCCTGGGCTGCAGCGCGCGGCGCGTGATCGGCCGGGCTATCGACCCAGCCATCGCCAGCCGCGTCGAGTTCTTCTTCGCTCTGGAACAGGCGGGCGCCGTGCTCCGGGTGGTACATGTAGACGGGAAATAACATGCTTCCTCCAAAAGAAAACGCCCCACCGAAGCGGGGCGTTTGGTTCACAGGGCGGCGGGTTAGCCGAGCAGGCGGACGGCAAGGCGCGGATCGACTGCCTTGACGCCGTACAGGATGTCGAGGCGGATGATCTCCTCGTCGGCGTCGATGTCGTAGTCCTTGACCACGCGCACCGACATGCCGTTGTACGACTCGCGGGCCTTGAAGCCAGCCGAATCCGGCAGCTCGAGCGGGCACATAACCAGGGCGAACGCGTTCTTGTGGAACGCCAGGTTGGCCGCGTGGTTCGCCACCACCGTGATGGCTGCGTTGTCGGCCGGCGCCGCGGTCACGGTTTGGAACACGCCCGAGGGGATGATCGGCGGCGACACGGCCAGCGTGGCGTTGCCAGTGCCGTCCGAGTTGACGTCCGAGATCACGGTGAACTGCTGCAGGGCGCCGGTCGAATCCTTGCTGATCGGGTTCACAGCAAAGACGCCAGCGATGGTGAAGACGTCGCCAGCTTTGAGGATGCCGGTCTGGCCAGCGGTCCAGCCATCGGTGATCAGGTTGGACTGCCAGAAGCTGGAACCCGAGGTCAGCGAGGCGTAGGTGACACCCTGCGCACCACCGTTCACCAGAGGCGTGCCGGTCGCGATGCCCTTGGTGTGGGCCTTGACGTTCTGGTCGCCCAGGATGTCGAAGTTGGCCATGGTGCCGAGGTAGCCGCGGCCGATGAAGTCTTCGACGCGCTTCTGGTTCTGGATCCCTTTCAGGCCATCAGCCAGCGACCAGTGGGCGGCGGGGTTCAGCACCAGGCGGCGCTGACCGTCGTCGGGCACGCCGACTTCGTCCATCTTCTGCGCAGCGGCGGCCAGGGCGGCGAAGGTTGCCGGGGTGGTGCCGGCGGTGCCTGCCGAGTGGTAGACCTTCTTGTACAGCGAGCACAAGTCGGCGTCCACCTGGTTGCCGAGGCGAATCATGGCCGGCTTGATGTAGCGCTCGCTGTACTCTTCGACCGTCAGCGTGAGGTCTTGGGTCGAGAACTTCCACGACACGTGCTTGCGCTTGTCGACCACGATGTTGCTGTTCTTCTCGACCACGTCCTGGTTCGAGCGGGTCGCGCCATCGGTCACGGTGAAGTCCACCGGCATGCGCACGTTGACCGTGTCGCCCACCTTGACGAACTCCTTCTTGTACTCGCGATGGACGTTGTTGCCCATGACGAGGGTGTTTTCCAGCTGCATCAGCGCCTCTTTGGCGATGACGGTCGGATTGATGATTGCGTTTGGCATTTTGAAGCCCTTTCAGGTCACGATTTTTGCGAGGAGCGCCATTTCCGGTACTCGGCCATGCTCATGTTTTCCGGGTTGCGCGCCGCTTCGGCCTTGCCGCCGACAGTGCGCACCGGAGCCGGCGCGTTGGTGTTTTGCTTCGTGGTGTTGGCCATGAACATCTGCTCGATGCGGCCGATTTCGCGAACTGCGGCGAGAGGGGTGAGCAATGCCAGCTCTTGCAGCTTTACCGGGTTCTTCGCCAGGAAGTAGGCGATGTCGGGGCCGTGGTCGGAGTCGATCACGGTTTCCACGATGTCCGGCCGCGCCGCCAGGGTCTGCTGCACGTGCGGCGTGGTCACCGCCTGCTGGTAGTCCTGGTAGCGGCCAGAGGCGTCGATCTCGCGTGCCTTGAACTGCTCTTGGCGCGCCTGTCGATCGATGGCCTGCTGGTGCTGCGACTGCTCCGCTTTCTCCTGCTGGGTTTGCTCTTGGGTGCGCTGAGTGAAGCGTTGCTCGGCCTGTTCCAGTACCCATGCATCGCGGTCAGCCAGGAACTGGTTCAAGTCCTGATAGTCAGCGATGTTGGGCGCCGGCTTCGGCGCTGCGGCGGGCTGGGACTGCTGGGCCTTTTCAGCCTGCTGCCGCCAGTGATCCGCTTGCCGTTGCGCTTCGTAGCGTTCGCGCGTCAGTTCGTCGATGCGCTTCTGGACCCCGCCTTTCTTGGGCGTGTCCTGCGGTTGCGCGTCCGGGTTGTTCGGTTCTGCGTTTGCGGGGGGCTGGGTATCCGCGGGTTGGGCAGCCGGAGCCTGCAGCACCGCTGGCTGGCCGTTCGAGGCTTCGTCCGGCAGCTGGGTGTTGGCAGTGTCGATTACTTCCTGATCGAGTGGCATGAATTGCACCTTTCGGCGTGGTTGGCCCTGTGTAACGCACAGGTACGGGACTACTGGAACTGCTCGGGCGCCTGTGGGTCAGGCGAAAAAAAAACCGCCTTGCGGCGGTTCTTGTGGAACTGGTAGCTGATCGGGCGGCGGCATCGGCGGCATGGGCTCCATCGCCTGCTGTTCGCCTGGCATCGGGCTTGGGGCGGTCAGGAGCTGCTGCACGGTCTGCATGACCAGCGCCTGCACCTGTTCGGGGCCCATGCCAGCGCCGACGACCTTGAGGCGGTTGGTTTCGGCGTTGTAGGCGTCGATCAGCAGCTTGCGCAGCTCGTTTTGCTTGTCGTCTTCGACCTGTTGCAGCTTCGTGCCGAGATCGACCAGCTGCTGGTGCATCGCCTGCATCTGCTGCTGGGCGGCCTGCATTTCCGGGTTCTGGCCGTTGACCTGCGGCGGGAGCAGGGCTTGCAGGCGCTGCGCGATCTTGTCGGCGTCCGGCCAGTCCATGTTCTTGGCCAGCAGGTCGCCCAGGACCGGTGCGGCTGCCGGGTAAGCGCGCAGGAACTCGATCATCGAGGTGCGGATTTCCTCGCGTTGGGTGGTGAACGACGGGCCAGTCTTGACCACCACGTCGTATTTGCCGGTCGAGAGGTCGAAATTGCGCGCCTTGCCGTCCGGGCCCATGAACATCTTGTTGATGGTGACGATCTGCGGCTGTTCGTCGGCGCCGAGAATGCGCACCACGCGCGCGGTGTCGTACACGTTCGGGATCAGGTCAACCAGAATGCGGCCGGCGTGCTGCAGCGAGCGCGAGAGGTTGTCCACGAAGTTGAAGGTGGAAACATCGCCCTCCTGCTTGCGCGCGGTGATGGCCACGCCGCTGGTTTCGTTCGACCTGGCGCCGAGGGAGGCGTCGTACAGGCCCATGACCGACTTCATATCGTCCGAGGCGTTCATTGCCTCCTGCAGTGCGCCGGCGGGCACGCCTGCGAAGGGCTGGCGCTGCGGCGGCATGCCGTTCGCTTCCGGCACAACGTCGTATTCGATGAACGAGTGCGACTTCGAGTTTGCGGTTGCCCACTTGGCCGAGGCGGTCTCGAACGCGCCAACGGGACCGATATACGGGGCTTTGGGCGCCAGCGCCACCAGTTCCGTGCTTGCGGTGCGCCAGTAGTTGAACATGCGCGCCGGATCTTTCGCGTGCCGCACGAGGCCCATCAGGTAGCGCTTGCCCTCAATGTTGATCTCTTCGCCCAGCACCGGAATGATCGGGATCCACTTGCCAGCCCACTTCGATGGGTCGCCGGCGAACTCCTGCCCGGTCATCATGTACTGCTTGACCTTCGGGCACAGCACATCGCGTTCGCGGGCCACCTTGATCTGCATCTGGTCGGCCAGCGCCTGGTTGAACTGGTCGGCGTACACGGTCGAGCCGTCCGAGAGCAGCAGCAGGCGGCGCTGCTCCTGATCGACGCGCCAGTACTCGGCCACGCGCACGAGGTCGCCGTCGTACCAGCCCTGCATCGACTCGCCCTTGCCGCCGCCTTGCACTGGCTTCGGGTCGAATCCGTACTTGGCCTTGAACTTCGACCGCTTGACCATTTCCGAGACGAAGCCGAACTGCGGGTTGAACAGGTCTTCGGGGTCGAGGTAGACCGTGAAAGCGTTCGCCACCTCCTTGATCTTGATGTCCTGCTCGAATGAAGCGTCGTTCGAGTACTCGGTCAGGATGCGAAAGTAGCCGAAGCCCATGGTGACAGCATCATCGAACGCGACGTCATAGGCCTTGTCGGCGTTGCTGGCGACCTGGATGTTGCGGATCAGGCCGTTGAAGATTTCGGCCGTCTCCGGGTCGCCCTGGTCGTCCACGGGGCGCACGATGATCGATGGCTTGTTCATCCGCTGGTCGTTGATGACCTGCTTGAGGAACTGCGGCATGCGGTTGACCGTCAGGCACGGGCGCCCGTCAGCCTTGCGCGCCTCGATGTCGGCTTTGTGCCACTGCTCGCCCAGCTTGGCAAAGCGCTTGTCCTCGAGCGCGGCTTCGCGGTTCTCGCTTTCAGCGGTTTCCGCGACTTGCCATTGCTCGAGCGCGTCTTTCAGGATGTCGTTGTCAGTTGCCATGTAGGGTTATCCCATCCAGCTGCCAGAGGGTCGGCCTTTCGGTTTCGGGGATGCCGGCTTGGCTGGAGCGGCGAACGTGAGCACGAACGCATCAGCCCTGTCTGGCGACTTGCCGTACATCGCCTTGTATTCCTTTTTCGACTGCATGAGCAGTAACCCGTCCTTGTACTTGTACTTGACCGACGCGAGCTGCGACCGCAACTCCCCACACTTCGGCATCGACACAGGCACATCAGCCAGATAGTCGCGTGCATCGCGCCACATCTTGGCCTTCAGGTTGTAGTTTTTGCCGTCCGACTGCCTGGCACCGGTGTGCACGCCGTGAACGTACTTGGCGTAACGCCCCGCCTTGAGCTGGTCGAAGCACGAGACGCCCGGGCCGTCGAGCTCGATCACGATGGCGCCGATTTGCCCGCCGGCCGCAACCAAGTCGTCGCATTCCGACTCGACCACTGCAGCGAGCTGTATGCCGTCCAGCCCGCGCCGGGTCACCTGGGGCAGGCTCAGGCGCCCGCGGCGCTTGTGGATCACGCTCTCGTCGTCACCGAAGTGCGCGGCATCCACGCCGACGATCCAATCCCCCAGCGGCTGCACGTCTGCGGGGCCGTTACCTTGCGCCGCCGCGATGCTGTCACCATGAATCCATGAATCCGACACCGACGCGTTGTAGTCGATATCGATCTCCTGCGCCACGATTACCGGGTCCAGCGTCTCGCGCTGCTTCTGGTACCAGTCGTCGTCCTTGCGCGGGTCCTGGCGCCAGTGGAAGGTGAAGACCTTGACCTTGCCGCTGTGGCGCTTGCGGTAGAACGGGTTCCCGTTGCCGTTGACCGTGGAGAGGTCGATCTTGCAGTTCGAGGTCTGCGACAGTGCCGCGTCGATCGCTTCCGGCCGCTCATAGAAGGCCGATTCGTCCTTGAAGTAGATCGAGGTTCGGTTACCGCGACCGATGTTATCGCCCGCCTCGCCCACGATAGCAGCGCCGTTCTCCGGGTTCAGGATGCGCATGTGCGGCGCGTGGCGCGCCTCGTTGTAGCCTGCCGGCCGGAACTCCGCAGGCAGCAGCGACACAAACTGGCGTACCTTCCAGAACAGCGACTTCGGGTCGCCCAGCTTGTCGACGTATTCTTCCTTGCGGCTACCGAAGCCGATCACCACTCCCGGGTAAAACGTCCACATCCAAACCGCGATGCCGACGCAAAGCCACGAAATGCCCATATCGCGCGACTTCTCGGCCAGCCCATCCTCGCGGCCCAGCCAGCGCTCGCGCACCCAGGCAACGAACTCTTCTTGCTTCGGGAACAGCAGGAACGGGATTGTCGTCGGAAGGCCGATTTCCGCGTTACGCGGGTCGAACGTCATACCCCAGTCGTTGATGAAGTCGACCGGGTTGGCCTTGTAGTGCTCACGCAGGCCCGGGATCAGGCCGGGGTCGGTGCGTATCCGCTGCAGCCGCTCGGCGCGCATCGCGTAGATGCGCTCGTAGTCGGGAGCCTTGAAGTCGAACCACTCAGGCACCGCCATCGATCATCCGCTTGTACGCCTCCTCGGCGGTAATGGTCACTGTGGACTCTGTCTTCATCGGTGGCAGATCGTCGGCGCCGCCGTGTGCGACCTTCAGGCCGTATTGCTTCGGCTTCAGGCGCTGCGCGGCTTCGATGCGGGCATAGATGCGCAGCTTGGCTTTGGCGACAGCATCCTTGTCGGTCTTGCAGTTGTCGGCAATTTCAACGATTTCATCGAACTGCGTATCGATCTGGGCGCTCTTGGCAGCCTCGTACATTGCGGCGAACAGCGGCTGCTCGCTCTTCCAGCGGAACACGGTCGCCTTGCTCGGCATATCCTTGCGCTTGCAGATGGTCGCGATGCTGTCGGTTGTCGAGGCCATCGCGGCGCAGAACTTGGCGGCCTGTTCGGGATCGTATGCAGCAGTCATCTTCAATTCTTCGCTTTCGGCACCAGCCTGACCATCGCCACCAAGTCCATGCCGCTCGTGCCGTAGCCCAGGTTGCGCAGGATCTGCATCGCCTCGGCACCGTCAGCCATCCGATGCGCGATCGAGGCCAGCGTGTCGGTGTCCTCGTTCATGACCGCGCGCTCGATGGCTGCGATGTAGGCGGCTGGCTGCATTGCGGCTGCTCCAAAAAAAGCCGCCACCGCGGTGAAGCGGCAGCGGCCCGAGTTGCCCTTGCTAAAGGGGCCTTGGGAGACCAGCAGAAAAGGAAAAGCCCCGCGTCATTGCTGAGCGGGGCTTCTTTCCTCCAGAGACGCCGAGGGCTGCCATCAGGCACCCTCTACGCGTCTTGAAGGACGGAAATTAGTTGTCAGGGCGAAATGTAGCCCTAGTCTTGCGCATTGTCAACAATCTTCTCGATTTCGGCCTTTGCCTCGACCAGGGCGCGGTTGAAATGCGACGACGGCCAGATGGGCATATCGAGCTTCCGGCAGATTGCACCCGGTGCCGCGTTCCAGACGTAGTGCATCCGCAACACGGTTCGGGAGCGGTAGGTCAGCCTTGCGCAGGCGCGCTCGACCAGCTTGGCGTCGGCGTAGTTCAGGCTGGACGACCGGCTCGCCTGGGCGCCGAACGACGCCGAGCGCATGCGGTCGATCACGATGGCGGTCATAACGAGCGGGCTGCCTCCACGCCTCCCGCCACGCGAATCGGTGCCGCGCGCTGTGACGCCGCCGCCACCGGTGCGGTAACACTTGCCCCAGTTCTCAAGTCGCGCGCCGATGTCCTTCGGTTGGGTCAAGTCACCTCCCTGTGCCTGCGCTTGAGTGCTTCGAGGAACACAGCACAGGTTCGCTCGACCGGATCCGCGCCGCTGACGCTGCAGCCCGTGATCTCGTTCAGCCGCTCGCGCACCCGATCCAGCGGCAGCGGGCCGAGCTCGCGGTCGAGTTCGGGCATGTGCTCGGCTACCCATGCCTTGAGGGCTTGGCCGTTCGGGCCGCCCATCTTCCCGCGCAGGAGGTAGAACGGAATCATCCGATCCTCCGCACCTGCATCTCCGGCCGGCGGGCGCGCACGTCGGCAGCCATCGCCTGGGCCTTGTGCAGCTTGGCAACAGCGGGCGGGACGTAGGCGTTTTGCAGGCCGTAGGACGACAGGCGGTCGGCATACACAGGGTTGACTGTGTTAGCCAAGACTGCATTCATAGCCGCAAGGTGCATGTCCAGCACAGGATCGCTCATCGTCACCCCCTCAAACCAACTCAGCCTGCCGCTGCTCAACCGCCAGCGCCGTAATCGTCACCACCACGCGCGCTTCGCCATCCGGCTCCATGCGTTCAGCAGTGAGTCGCCTGACCCAGCGGTCGTCCTCGATGGCCACGTCCTTGAGCGAGTCGAGCAGCACCTTGTTGGCGTTGTCGATGTCGATGCAGCGCACGGTGTCGTCCCACGTCGGGCCGTCCTGGCGCATGCGCTTCTGCCAGTCCTGGGGCCGCGCGGGGTACAGCTTCACGTCCACGTGCACGCGGCCGGTGATCGGCGCCAGTACGCCCTGGCTGCGGCACAGCGCGGCGACGTCGGCACGGAACTGCTTGGCCTCCTTGGTCGGCACGATGCTGATGTGCGCGCCGAGCTTGACCGGGCGCCAGTAGCGGTTCGCGCTGATCGGGTAGGGCAGGGTGAGCTGGATCATGCGCACCCCGCACGCTTCGACCACGCCGGCTCATCGTCACGCGGGATGCGCCTCGGCGGCGGAACGTAGGTCGGGCGATCGAACACGCTGAACTGGTTGGGCAGGGCCACGCTGCCAATGCTCTCCTGCTTCGGGACCGTACTGCCTTCGCTTTCCAGCTCCTCGAAGCAGCGCTGCGTCAGGTCGTACTTGCCGTCAGCGCGCACTTCGAGATAGCCCTCGCTGACCGCTTTTTCGAGTGTAGCGAGCCTCTTGGCGTTACCGGTGCCGAAGTTGATGGCGGTGAACAGCTCTTCGCGCGTCTTTGGGCCTTGGTTGAAGACCAGAAGCGCGGCGCTGCGCGCTGCGGATGGGCGGGTCAGGTTCATTTTTCGGACTCCCTTATCGTTGTTATCGCCCGGCGCGCGGCCGGGCTGGTGGTGGTCAGGCAGCTTTCTGCTGTGTCGTGTGCGCCCTGGCTTTACGCGCCACCTCTACCAGCCACACAGCCAGGGCATGGGGGGGTGTGTTCGCGCTCGGCCTTCGTCACGGACGGCAGACGCGGGTAGTTCTTGGTTGGCCGGATGCAGTGCGTCGGCCGACCTTCGCGGCGCTGGATCGGCGGCAAGTCGTCAGGATGCACGCCGACGATGTACAGCCAGGTCGCCTTCTCGGCGCGGTGGCCGAAGTGGAACTGGTCAATCGCCATCGTCCAGCCGCCGAACCGATCCGGCGCGCGACCCGGCCACGGCAGCAACTGGTCTCCCCAAAGCGTCGATTCTGCCGGGTGCTCCAGCACGCCGCCCCACTGCCGAACCTGCGCCACGGCGAACCGCGCCAGCGCCTTTTCGTCGTCGCGCGGCTTGGCGAACTGGCGCATCCGACCCCACGCCCGGCACGGCGGGTGCGCCACCACCGGCATGCCGCCGGCGAACGTGCGTGCATCCCGCTCGATGTCGAACACGTCGCATTCCGGTATGACCTTGTAGTTGCTGTCGGCCCTGGCGAACAAAACTGCGATGTTCATGTGGTCCTTTCAGGTTGGTACTGCAATTGGCGCTCGCGCGCGAAATGGTCTCCTACTCGGGTGCTGCCATCGGCACCGGCTGCTGTGCTGCCTTCAGGTTGTAGCGAACGGGCAGCGCGCTTGCCTGCTCGAGGTACTGCTGCGAGTCCTTGTCGAACCAGAACCCGAGCTTCCCCTCGAACTCACCATGCCGCTGCTTCTCGACCGCGACCTGGCAGCCCGGGTCGTCCTCGTCCCTCTCGCCAGCCCGCTTGTTCCGCCAAACGATGAACACGTTGTCGACGAGGTCCGTGATCGAGCTGGCGCCGCGGATGTCGAACTTGCCCGGCGCCTTAATCTCGCTCTCACCTTTGCGCACGTGGTGCACCAGGTGAACGTGGACTTGATTCGCCTGCGCGAACGAGCACAGGTCGTTCACGAAGTCCTTCTGGCCGTTGTAGTCGTCCTCGCCGCGCACGCACTTCATGAGGCTGTCGATGACGAACTGCGTGATGCCAAAGGTCTTGTGGGCGTAGCGCAGAACCGCCATCAGCTTTCGCCAGTCGATCGCGCCCATGTGGTCGTAAATCCACAGTCGGTTATCCGTCCATCGGTGCATCTCGGCCAGGTACGGCATTGGCGGCTTGTCGCCCGCGTAGGCCTGCCGGCACATGCGCTGCATCTGGCGCGGTGCCGTCATCTCGAACGATGCCGACATTACGCGCTCACCCTGATGGCACAGGTCCAGCGACACCTGCGAGAGGAACATCGACTTGCCGTGGCCGTTGACGCCAGCCCACAGTGACACCTCACCCGGGCGAAACTGGACCCGTGTGCGCGCCTTCTCCCACAGCATGGTCGCGAACTTCGGCTTGTCGGCCGGCGGGTAGAACAGCGCTGCGGTCTGCTCGAGGAACGAAGACGCCGGCAGCACTCGATGCTGCTCGGGCTCCTCCATGTACGCGGAGAAATCGATGTCGTCAGGGATTAACTGCATGGGGAATTCCTTGAGGTGTGCGGGTATAGGTGCGGCCCACGGTGAAGTCGTCGTTCTGGAAGTCGAGCCAGGGCAGTACGTCGAGCTCGTACTCCCACTCGCGAATCGGCTTGGCGATGTCCTCTTCGGTCGGGATGAGGTACACGTTCGCGCCCCAGCAGTCGGCGCAGTTCCACAGCATCAGGTGCTCGGGCCGCTGGCGCGCAATCGCCTTCACGGTGTCGTACCAGTTCGGCGCATCGCCCACGTACACGCAGACTTCGAGGCCATGCACCCAGCGCCAGTCGTACTCGACGCCGGGAGCGGCACGCACCACGTGGTTCTGCGCGTGCACATGGCCGACCAGCGAGACCAGCACCAGCTCGTCGGGCTTGAAGCCGCGCATGCGTGCGCTCACGATGGGTTGGGCGTTCAAGGGGAGTGGTGTCGTCATACCCAGTCCTTCACCTTCGGCGCAGCATCGGCAGTCGCCTTGGCCAGTAGGTCTACAATGATCGGCTTGACGTAGTTGACCTTGATCGGCTGGTCCGGCTTGCGCTGCTTCGCGATCTCGATGGCCTCGATGATCAAGGCGTCGGTAGCCTTCGGATTCGTCACCCAAGCGCAGTCGTGCATGGCGCCCTGGCCGATGTTGATGCCCTTACGGCGAAGCACCTGGCAGATTTGCCCGAGACGTTCAGCTGGATCGATGGCCGGCGCGGCTGCTTCGGTCGAGTCGCCTGCTGCTTCTGCTTTTTCTTCTCCCTCTCCCTTCTTCTCTCCCTCTCCCTTACTCACCGTGACAGCGTCACGGGCTTCCTGTGACACGTAGGGTGCCGCGAGAGCACGCAAGGTTTTCGTCGACACGTTCCATTCCGGCATGACGCCGTGACTTTTCAGCAGATCGAACAGTGCTCGGCGGTCCTCGCGTTCACGGGCTTTTCGCTCCGCCTCGGCGCTCTTCTTGCTGTTGAATTCCTCGCGACCAGGCAACGCGGCTAGCGCTTTCTCGGCCACCACCGGGTGATACCAGCGGTCGTCCGAACACAGGACCCAGCCACGCATGGCGCCAGCCTTGATGCGCTTCCACTTCTCGGGGTTGCCCGAGAAGGCCTTGAGTACCTTGTCCTTGTTCGGCAAGCTGGCGGCCGGGACCTGCGTCCAGCTTTTGCACCACAGCGCGACCGCGGCCTTGAATTCGTCGCCGGTCGCTTCCGCGAACATGTCGGAATCGAGCAGGCGGGCTACGTCTAGGGGCATGAACGGGAGTCCGCGCAGATCGCAGTCGGCAGGCGTCAGCGGTGCCGGCAGGGTGTTGGTGTCGGGGGCTTTCATGCGACCGCCTTTGCCCGCTCGTCTTCGAGCGCCTGGTACGTTTCCCACATGCGCAGACTGGCCAGCCTGGCGATATCGACCGCTGCGGCGGCGCTGATCGGCTCGGCCTCGCGGCTGGGGATCGCGCGCCGGATGCACTCCACGCGTACGTTGGCACCGGCTGGGCGCGGGTAGCCGTCGCGATCGAGGAGCAGGATGCCGCTAGCCGGGCTGGGCATGCTCCCAGCCAGCTCGGGCTTCCAGATTTCCTTGGGCATGGCGTAGTAGTGCTTCCAGACCTTTGGCGGGTGTGCGCGCGGCTGCGGCGGGTCGAGGCGCTCCCAGCGGTGACCTGGCGCTTCGACGTGGTGCTGCCACCACTTGAATTTCTTGGCGTCGGCCTTAAGATCGGCGCGACTGATCTTCACCTCGACGTCGATGATGCGCAGGTTCTCGGTGACCACCAGCAGGTCGCACTCGTTGCCAGTCCAGTTGCAGTTCGGGATCGCCATCAGGTAGCGGCGCTTGAACGTCTGGTGCGCGATCGCGCGGGCGATAAGGCGCTCGTTCCACGGCACGAATTGGTCGCGCGCAGCGTTCATCCCAGCTTCCCCTGCAACCCCTGCAGCGCGCGCAGATGGTCGACCGCGACCCGCTGCCCATACGGCTTGAGGCTCAGCAGCAACGCGACACCTTGAGCCACATCAACACCGTGCGTACCGCTGAGCGCATCATTGACGCTGGGGGAGCGCGTCGGCAGCGAAATGGGTGCGCAAAACTCGACGCACAGGCAGTCGGTCGGGTGGTCCTGCGAGCTGAGCCACGTTGCAACGGATTGGTGACGCGCCTCGGCCTCTTTCAGCCAGCCAGGGCGGGCGTTCATGCCAGCTCCCGGGGCGGCTGGCTATGCGAGACACGGAGACGGGCAGGGAGCATCGTGCACTCGTCCCAGCCGGCCTGCCATTCAGCGATCGCGGCGGCGCCCGGGTTCATGTTGTGGTCGTTGCGGCTCTTGCCAGCTGCGCGTGCTGCTCGGCCGCGGGCGCGGATCGCGTCCTTCGAGATGATCGGTTCGTCCATCAGGTTCCCTCGGTGGTTGCGGGCGCTCTACGGCGCCGCGGTTGAACGCTAGTTGGGTTGCTCGGTCGAACAGCCCGCTGGTGGCGGCTCGGTGCTGACCTTGTGTTTCTTAGCCAGCTTTTGCAGGTTGGAAACCAGCGTGAACGAGGGCCGCTTAGTTCCGCACCGACCGGCCTCCATCTGGCATACCGTGGGCTGCGAGCATCCGATTTCCTGACCAATTACCTTCTGGCTCAGGCCTTTTTGTCGCAGCTGGGAAATGGTGTATTGGATGTTCATAGGCAAATTATAGGCATACCTATTTTATAAAGTCAATTGGTATCCCTATGTGTTAGAAAGCGACAATATCGGGATGACTATAGGAAGCAGAGTACGAGAGGCCAGAAAGGCCCGAGGGATGAGCCAGAAGGCGCTGGCCGACAAAATCGGCATCAAGCAGCCGTCGCTATCGCAGCTTGAAAGCGGGGAGTCGCACAGGACGACCTACATTTCGCGGATAGCTACAGAGCTGGGTGTGAATGCTCTGTGGCTGGAAACCGGGCGAGGGCCGCGCGATGCGGCAGGGGCAGGGCAGAGCACGCCATCCTCAGGCTCGCTGAACCTGAAAGCCGAAACGGCTACCGAATTGCAGATGCTGCTGGTCTACCGCTCAGCGAACGAGCGTGAGCGGGAGGCGGTTGACGACCTCATTGATGAGCTGCGTTTGAAGATCGAGGCCCGAGCGAGGGACCAAGTGAAGCTGACGGGGTAGTTGTACCGGGTGCTTTTCCGCTTGCTTGCGTCCGGTACTCAGGATCAGGTCACGACCGAAATCATCAGTCGCGAGATAGTACAAACAGAGCGCCTTGAGTTGCTCCCGAATCGCGCTTTGGTCGTCCCTCGATTGCAACACGGTCATCTTCATAAGCTGGCCCAATCACTAACAGTCCCTCGTCTGACAACGCTTACTATCTTTTCCTCAGGGAACCAATATATGCCTGTCGGGTTCTGGTAGTCCAGCGTCATTACCGGGATTCGAGTCGGAGATTGCAACCAAATATTTCCGTTCAATATCTTTCTATAATCGTGGCAACGATTCTCATAGGGAGGTAAGGCTTTGGAATGGCGGTCACTTAACAAAGAAGTGTTGTTTTTTGGAGCCACCAACCTTGGTGGCACATGGGCTTCGGCAATTTCTTGATGCGCAACAATCGCGCGATGGAAAAGAAGCCCAAATCTAGACACTTGAAGACCACTGTAAGGCTCCCGGCACCACTCCAAGAGGCGCTGAGAGAGGCGGCGATAGTGAACGACCACTCGATGAATGACGAGATCATCCAGCGGTTGCAGTTTTACCCGATAGCGACCCGCCTGGACGAGATAGAGCAGCAAAACGCCGAGCTGCGGCGCATGGTGCAACAGCTCATAGATCGATCGAACTAGGAGGGCGGTATGCTTAAGGCTTCGTGCTTGGCGGTGTTGATTCTTTCCGTTGCGCTTGCGGGCTGCGCGACCAATCGTGCTGCGAAAAACCTGCAGCGGTACGTGGCAACCCAAAAGCCGCGGGCTCAGGCTGGCGCCGTGAAGTGGTCGGAGTACTACCGCGGGCTGTACAACCAGGGGAGCGCTGCCGGCCTGCCCGGCGATACCCTCGGGCGCATGAACGAAGCCATCCGCGATGCCGAGCAGTACGAGGCCGGCACCATCAGCGAGAGCGAATTCAACTACCGGCAGCGGGCGCTCAACGCTGCCGACAAGTCCGCCCAGCAGCAGCGCGCCCAGCAGGCACGCCAGAACAGCATGGCGCAGATGGTAGCCGGCGCCCAGCTCATGCAGGCAAGCGGGCCCTACACGCTCCCGCAGCCGCAGCCAATCCCGCAGCCACAGCAAGTCGCGACCCCTCCAGCCGTCATTATGGGCTTCCTGCAAGGTCAGTCCGTCAGTGGAGCTCTGCGCTACTGCCGCTACAGCAACGGCGTCGTCTCGACCGTCAGCGTGGCCGCGTTCTGCCCGATGAGCACGCAGTAATCCACTCCCAGCCCCGCCGCCAGCCCGCCTAGCGCGGGCTTTTTTACAACCGTTGCTTTTTGCTCGACAAAAATATAGGAATACCTATTGACACAATAAATAGGAACGCCTATAGTTTGCTCCAACGAACCGAGCCCGACCGCCCTCTTGGAGACCCGAATGACCACAACCCGCTTCCTGCTCAGCCCCGACGCCACGTTCCCGGCGTACGTCGCACCGGCTGACGTTGCGAACTACCCCGGCTGGATCGACTGCACCGAGATGGCGCCGGAAGAGTTCCAGGCGCTCGTGGCCGAGAAGCTGGCCGTGCGTCCGTACATCGTCGGGATGGCGCTGGCATGAAACGCGACCTCTCCACCGAAGAAGCCCGCGACCAGAAGATCGCCCAGCTCACCAACGCGCACCTGTCGCGCCGCCTGGGCGACTTGATCCGCGGCGACCAGAACGCGATCCGCACCGTGGACGAGGCGCTGTCGCACGAGCTCTGCAAGCCCGAGGTGATGGAGCAGCTGATCATGCTGGCCGTTACCGATCAGCGGCACGCCGGCGCCAAGCTCTGCTCCCTGATCGAGCAGGTCGTTCGCGCGGACGCCGAGTACGACGCGATCAAGGAAGTCGAGCAGATGGAGCGCGACTGCGCCGCCAGCGTGGCTGAGGCGTGCGCGGAGCAGAACGCGTTCGTGCGGCTGGTAATGAACCAATAACCACAACAGGAGAACATGATGAAAGTCACGACAGCGATGCACGCATACATCCAGCCGCACAACTCGATTAATCCGCAAGACCTCCCCACTGAAAAGGGCGTGCGCTCGCTGTTCTTCACGGGCAACAGCAGCGGCAGCAGCGACAAGTTCTGGAACGAGCAGGGCTACACGTACGTCGGCCAGGCCACCGTGACCGTCGAAGTGCCGGACATGCACGTGCTGGTCGACAACAAGGTCGAGGCGCTGCGCCAGCAAGAGGTGGCAATCCGCGCCGAGGCTGTCGCGAAGTGCACGGCGATTCAGGCGCAGATCCAGAACCTGCTGGCCATCGAGTACACGCCGGTGCCGGCCGAGCAACCGGGCGGGGAAGGCTGACCATGCTGACGATCCTCTACCAGGGCAAGCCGAGCGACGGCGACCACTGGCTTGTGCTGCCCGACGGCTTCGTGCCGACATACAAAACCCTCGGCTACGCCACGCGCGAGCTGGTGCTGCGCGATGACGCCGAGGCGGCGAAGAACGAGCACTTCAATGCGGCGCTCGAGCAGGCAGCGGCAGTGATCCGCGCGGAGCTGGGCGTGGTCGAGGGCGCAGCGCTGGTGACCAAGGTGCTGGCCAAGAAGCTGCCGGTGAAGGTCGAGGTGTCGGCATGAAGCGCCTCATCAAGTCCGCGCTGCTGTGGCTGAACGCCTGGCGCTTCAAGTGCAGCGAGGATGACGCGGCGCACTTCCAGTCGCAGCGCCTGAACCTGAGCGCGCACGAGAGCCGCGAGCGGATCAAGCAGCGCAAGCTCCGCATTCAGCGCGACCGGTTCAATCAGTGGTGAATTCAAACAAGGGAGAGAGCATGGAAGGGAAACATAACCCCGGGCCGTGGCGCGTTGGCCGCAATGGTTCCTGCGTCGTGGCGGACACGCCAGTTCCTGAGATGGGTGGCAGCGACGCAGTGGACTACTACGGCGGCCACATGATCGCGGAATCGGTCGTGCCCCGCAACGCGCCGCCGCTGGCCGCTGCACCGGAACTGCTGGCGGCCCTTCAAGGCGAGCACCAGGCCATCGACTGGCTGATGGCGCGCTTGGTGGAACTCGACCCGAAGTTCTTCCCGAGCCAGTCGCCTGTGTGGGCGCAGGTCGTCGCGGGAAAAGACGCCATCGACAAAGCAACCGAAGCCGCCTGATGCTCCACTTCATCCGCACCCAACACCGTTTCTACCGCAGCGCCGGCTTCGGCCGGAAGGCAATGACGCGTGCGGTGCGCGTCTATTTCATCGGTTTCTAAGGAGATTTTATGAGTAACGCCCTTGCCATCGTAACCGGCGCCATCCAAGAAGCGCGCGACGACTTCTCGCGCGTGCTGGTCGACCGCTCGCTCAGCTTCGAGCGCGAGTCCGGTTTCGCTATCCAGCAGCTGCAAAAGAACGACTACACGCTCGGCGTGGCGATGAAGAACAAGCAGTCGGTGATCAACGCGGTGACGAACATCGCGGCCATCGGCATCAGCCTGAACCCGGCGCGCAAGCAAGCGTATCTCGTGCCGCGCGACGGTCAAATCTGCCTCGACATCAGCTACATCGGCCTGCTCGACCTGGCTGTCCACTCGGGCTCCATCATGTGGGGGCAGGCCGAGATCGTGCGCACGAACGACGCCTTTATGCTCAACGGCTTCGACAAGCCGCCCACGCATACCTTCGACCCGTTCTCGGATGAACGTGGCCCGATCCGCGGCGCGTACGTGGTGGTCAAGACGCACAGCGGCGACTACCTGACCACAACGATGTCGCTGGAGGACATCTACAGCATCCGCGACCGCTCGGAAGGCTGGAAGGCATTCGCCGCGAAGAAGATCAAGAGCACTCCCTGGGCGAGCGACGAAGGCGAGATGATCAAGAAGACGGTCATCAAGCGCGCGTACAAGCTCTGGCCGAAGACCGAACGGCTGGATCAGGCGATGGAGCACCTGAACAACAAGAACGGCGAGGGTCTGTCCGACAAGCCGGAAGACTGGATCGACGTGGCGCCGATGATTGCCGAGGCGCTGGCAACGCGCACCGATGCCGAAGCGCTGGCCTACTGGAAGGCCAATAACGGGCAGCTGGCCAACCAGCCGGCCGACCACAAGAAGCTCAAGGAAGAGATTGCGCGCCATCGCGCGAACCTGCGCAAAGCCGCCGACGAGTCGCGCACGGTCGATGTGCAGGCTAAGCCGGTAGCCGAACCGCAGCCGGGCGCTGGCGAAATGCCGCCGCCGCTGAGCGACGAAGAACTTGATCTGCAGCGAGGCGCAGCATGAAGTTCATCGAATGCCTCCAGGGTACGCCCGAGTGGTTCGCCGCGCGCTGCGGCAAGATCACGGCCAGCGAGTTCGCTACGGTTTGCGCACTGGTCGGCATGTTGACGCCACAGCAGGCAACCTACGCCGATGCTGTCCGCAAGGGCATCCCAACGAAAGATGCGGCGGTCATAGCTGGCTACAAGGCCGCTCCCAGCTCCGACATCATCCGCCGCGCGCTGGCCGGCGAGCGCACCGAGGACTGGTCGGACACCGCGAAGCGCTACGCCGCCGACCTGTCGATCGAGCGGATCAGCGGCCAGCCCTACGGCGAGCCGCCGAAAGCATGGGTACTTGAGCGTGGCCACCAGATGGAAGCCGCCGCGCGCCGCATCTACGAAGGCCGCACGGGCGCGTTCGTCACCGAGGCTGGCATCTGCGTTACCGACGACGGCGTGTTTGGATACAGTTCCGATGGCCTGGTGGACGATGACGGCCTCATCGAAATCAAGGCGCCCATCGACAGCCTCAAGCTACTCGCCATGTGGCAGACCGGCGACACGTCCGAGTACGACCATCAGATGCAAGGTGGCATGTGGATCACCGGCCGCAAGTACTGCGATTTCATCATGTACGCGCCTGATCTCGCGGCAGTCGGCAAAGACCTGTACGTGAAGCGCATCTTCCGCGACGACGCCTTCATCGACGCCATGGTGGCGCGGCTGGCCGAGTTCGACCGGCTCGTCGCTGCGAACGTCGAGTTGTTCAGGAAGGCCGCGTAATGCAGCGCTTGTCCGTCTGGTGCGCCCTGCGCTGCCGAGAACCCGAGTTCCAGCGGTTCCTGGGCGTCACCAACGAGCAGGCTGCAGCCGACAAGGTGCGCTCAGTGTGCGGCATCGAATCGCGCGCTGAGCTGGACGCCGACGCCGAGGCGGCGCAGCGCCTGCATGACCGGATCCGCAAGCCGTTCATCGAATTCAACGAAAGGGAGCGCGAAGAGGCGTTCCAGCAGTAACAACACCACAACTACCCAAGACCAGGAGAAATGATGTTCGAGATCGCCAACCTCAAGACCCAGCTTGCTTCCGTCAACCCGCGTGCCGAGTGCCACGGCAAAGAAAAGCGCCCGGCTTGCGACCTCAAGCTGATCTGCGCCATGCCGAACGACGTACTGATCGACTTCCACCCTGAGCTGCGCGGGCTGCTCTACAAGCGCAATGATGACCCCGACCTCGTGGAGCAGGCTGATCTGGACGCGCTGACCGCATTGCGCTTCCCGAAGCTGGGCAAGCTGAAATGGGATTTCGAGGCCGAAGGCTACAGCCTGCGCGTGGCGTACGGCATCGGCGGCCCGAGCGACATCAACCTGGGCGACTGCAAGGTGCACAAGGTTGCGTTCCTGCCTCAGCAGGGCGGCACGGTATCGGTCGAGTGCACGGTGATCGCGCATCCCGAGACTGCAGATTATGGCCGTCTGTGCGAAATGATCCAGCAGACGGTGGAGATGGAACTGACGCCGCCGGCGCCGCAGACTGTGCAGGAGCTGTTCGGCGACGAGCCGAAGAAGGTGGTACTGGACCCCGCGGCTGCTTGGCCGTTTCCCGAGCGCACCCACTAAACCACCACCAAGGGAGACAACATGGACAAGAACAATGCTGTGGGCGGGCTGACGGATAGCGCGATCCTGAAAATTTCCGAGGATGAGGCAATCAACTGCGTGACGGACGAGCGCCGCCCCGACAACGCCACAATTATCACCTTCGCCCGCGCCATCGAGCGCGAGGCACTCGCTACCCGCGCCCCAGCCGATCTGCGCTCGCAGGACACGATTAACGCAGCGTTCGAGGATCACCATTGCGGCTACGTGTTCCCGAGCGATGCCCTGCGCGGCGGCGCGCTGAATCAGTTCTCTTGGGGCTGGCATGCTGCGCTCAAGATGGTGCTCTCCACCACCAAGCAAGTAAGCGAGCCGGTCGAGTACCAAGGTCGCATGCGCCCGATGTGGAAGCCCGAGGGCGAGGGCTGGACGGAGTGGGCGAAGTGCTCGGAAGGCACGTACGACGACTACAAGCGCGTGCCGGTCAACAACGACTGGCAGTTTGAATCGAGGGCGCTCTACACCACCCCGCCGCATCCTGCCGAAGCGCCCGCGCCTGCGGCCCTGATCCGCGCCTACAACAGCGGATACAAGGCCGGGCATCACGATACGGTCGAAGCGCAGTACGCCGACATTTCGCAGCGCGACATGGACACGTACCACGCTGATGTCGTGGCCGATCTAATCGCTGACGGGACGCTTGCAGCATCCCCCGTACCGGCCAATGATGTGCAAGGGGAGCGGAAGTCCACCGATCTGTCGAAGCAGTTGCGCGAGTACGCGAAAAATCCCGGCTACAGCCACAACGATTATGCCGACACGATGCGCCAAGCCGCCGACGAAATCGAACGCTACTACGGCGGCATGCTCGCCTGGAAGCGCACGGCAGAAGCCAAGGACCGCGAGTTCGCAGCGTCCCTCTCCACCCCTTCTCCTGTCTCGGCAAGCGAGCGAGTGCCGGAGGAGATGGTCGAAGCGGTCGTCATGGCAGCGCGCTCCATCCTGTACTCGCACAAGCTTAGCGAGTTCGTTGACAGCGATGGCGAGCAGCTTCCGCTGGTGGACCACCTTTCCAATCCAGCAGCGGTCACGATCCATAGCGGGCAGGCCGAGATTGAGCTGATCGCCGACGCAATCGGCGACGAGTTCCAGCAGATTGCAAAGGCTTTTGTACAGCCAGCCGCGCCAGCCGACGACAGCCACGGGTTCAAGAACTTCCACCGGATGCTGTGCGAACGGTTCGGTTACGTGCATGACGAGCGTGATTGGCGGCGCGATCAGGTTTCGCTGATGGAGCACATCGCAAAGCTGGCCGCGCCAGCCTCCCAGGTGCGGGATGATGAGCTCGTGCGCGACCGGGTGTTGGAGGAAGTAGCGCAAGAAATCGACAGTTACGCCGACTCCAGCCTCGAAGGTGCGCAACTTGAGGCTGCCATCACTTTCGTGAAGCTTATCCGCGCCCTCCGCACTCCCGCAAGCAATGGCAATGGCAATGGCGAGAAGGGAGGCGCGTAACATGGGCCGTGAACTGGACGATATCTACTCGGCATTGCGGGACGGGCTGCGCGCTGCTGAATCCCTGATGACTTGGCAGCGCGGATGCGATGGCCGCGACAACGTGAACTCGATCATCAATAACATCAAGCAAGGCAACGAGGCGTATGAGCGGCTGAGCCGTGACCTTCGTGATGGGCGCAAACATATCGCAGACCACAGCGACGATCACTATCCGACCGTGCGCGCGGCTAATCTTGAGAAGGCCGACGAAGGCTACAAGCTTTGCGAGTCCTGCAAGGGCGAAGGCACGACGATGATCGCCCGCATGTACCCCACCGGCCATACCGAATGCACGGAGGAATGCCCCGATTGCGACGGCGAAGGCCAGATCGAACTCGCCCCAGCCACCAATGGGACTGCCAGCCAGGAGGCGAACCAATGACCGCGCTCGCAGCAATCATCGTGACCGGCATCGTGGGCGTTGTCGGCCTCATCGTCATTTACAAGATCGGGAAATAACCATGACCCAAGACCAAGACAAGAACCAGAGCGGCGATGCCGCGCCAGAATGCGCAAACTGCGGCGATACCGGCATTGGCTGCAAGACGTGTGACATGGCTACCCGCGCCGACCCCGCCACCCCAGCACAGCAGCATGTGGCGCTGGCAGATGGGCAGGCGAAGGGGGAGGTGCCGTATGCGGTATGGCAGGAGCGCGTAGCGTGCGCCCGTATTGCTGACGCTTTCGCTCACGAAGAGGGGCCAGGTGAGCGCCGCTATTCGGGCAATGTCATCAGCGCACGCATTCTAGGTCGTACCAAGAGCCGCGTTGCCGACCCCATCACCGCACCAGCCCCAGGCGCACCGGCAGCGGGCGATGGCCACCCTAAAAGTCCTCACAATATCTGTCGCCAAATCGAGAGCGGCCTTCGGGAACACATCGCAAAACTGGACGCCGAGATTGCCGACCTGCGCGCCGCCCTTGCAGCACAGGTGCCTGCTGTTGCGGTGGAGGCGTTGCGCGACGAAGGCGGCTGGCTTGTCGAGCGCGATTCCCCGGCATGGTACTTGACGGCGTGCTGTGATGGTCGCTTTGGCTGGAGCCCTATTGCGGCCGACGCGCTGCGCTTCTCGCGCAAGCAGGACGGCGAGGCCATCTGCCGTATCGTGAAAGAGGCCGAGCGGGTTTGCTTCCACGTATGGGATGCTACCCAGCCCGCCGCATCCGCTCCGGTGAGCGAGAAAGGCGGTGCAGATCATGGCTAAGCAATGGACGAAGAGCGAAGCGAGGCAGGAGGCGCGCCGCTTTGCGGTTGCCCAGCTCGAAAATCAAGACCAGCCCGATTGGTGTGATGACGCCGGAGTGCCGGAACACCTGTGGCCTGTTTTCAACGACGAGATGAAGCGCATCGCGGCGCGCATTCGCTCTACCATCAAAGGAGGTGCCCAATGAGCGCCGAACTGAAACCGTGCCCGTTCTGCGCAGCTCGCGCCGAATTTGATAACGACGATCACGGCTATGTATGGGTCGTTTGCACCGGCTGCGGCGTCACCAGTGATACTGACAGGCATACCGACGAGGATGCGAGAACCCGGCTTGCTGCCGCCTGGAACCGTCGCGCCGCTCCGGTGAGCGCAGATCGGGTGGAGGGGGAGTGCGAGCTGTTCGAGAAGTGGGCGCGCAAAGACATTGGCATGCCGGATTCGCTGCCGTTCAACTGGGACGCCGACTGGGTTAAGGCTGCATGGGAAGGCTGGCAAGCAGCCATTGCCGCAGATCGTGCGAGCCGCGAAGCTGCTGCTATCGCGCTGCGCGACCTCCTGCCACGAGAGCATTCCAGCGCCAAGGCCACCCCGCAGCCGGATCAAGCGCGCTTCGCTGGGGAGGCTGATAGCGCGTCAATTGACGGTCAATTGACAGGTGCCCACTCGGAAATCAAGCAAGGCGCGCGCAGCGACGACGAGCCAAAGCTGCCGGAGCCAGAAGGCACGTATGCCGAATTGGACGACTTTGGCAATGTGGTCAGCCATCCATCGGGCGATTACACCGAAAAGCAAATGCTCTCCTACGCCCGCACCTACCACGCCCACATGATGCGCAAGCTGGGCGGGAGCGTCGTTGTTAAGGTCGAACGCAACCGCGTATGGATCGTCAGCGGCAACCAGTCCTTCATGCTGGCATACGAGGCCGACACCGCCGAGGAGCTGAACTGGTACGCCGACCGGCTGCGCACCGCTCTTTCCGCGATTACACCTGATGTAAAGCTGGACGGGGCTGAGAGCGTGGATACGCCGGAGTCGATGGCTGCAAGTAACGCGCGCCATGCCATCGACGGCGCGATCCAGTTCGGGCGCGAGAACCGCAACCCGCCGCCCAGCACTGAGCACTGGCTGTACGAATATTGGAACATCGGACGGCAACTCGCCAAGTTGGGAGAAACCGGCTGGGATAACGTGACGCCGCTCGCACCGAAGTGCCGCGACGATGACCGCTGCCAGTACGCCATCGACCACGGCGCAGAAGGCCTTGGCCACTGCCCTGCCGGGAAATGCTGTATGCCGCGAGGCGGCAGCGTGGAAGGCATCGACCTGGATATGCTCCAAGCGCTGGCAAAGGATGCGACGCCGGGGCCGTGGACGTACTGCCCGATGACTGAGACCGAAGACCCGGAGATTGGCGCTATGAACGGCAGCCGTGTCGCGGCACTGGTGTCTGCCGACATAACCAAGCAAAACAGCCGCTTCATCGCCGCCGCCAACCCTTCCAGCGTGCTCAAGCTGATCGCCGCCGCTCGCCGCGCTGCAAGCGGTGGGCGGGATGGTGAAGCACGCACCGATGCACAGATCGTTCAGCAGACCGAAGAACTGGCCGCTGAGCTGGCGCGCTACGACGGCTTTGCGCTTACCGCTGGGACGTTCCGCGAAAGCGCGAGTCCTACAGCAATCGCATACTGGAAACGTGCCTGCATCGCGCAGGAACTGCTGACGAATACCGATCCGATGGACGCGGCAGTGGAGCTGATCGACCAGCAAGAAGCCGTCGCCCCTCTCGCAGACGAACAGGCGAACGAACAGGTGGGAGGCGGGCAATGAGCTACCTCATCGACACCTACGACGAGCACAACCCCGTGATGCGGATTACCACTGGCGATCGGGAAATCACGTTCAGCGTGGCGCGCGTGCAGCCGGACGCCCATGAATGGCTGGGCGAAGTGCTGGACCGCCAGATCAACGAAATGATCGACCGGCGCGTGCGCGAAGCTCTGGCCGCGCATAAGAAGCAACTCCGCGACTTGATAGGTGCCGCATGACCGCGCTCGACATCGGAAGGGAGCGGGAGGAATTCGGCAAGTGGCTGGCGCTCGCCTATGAAGCCTTCGACAACGACGCTACGCAGACCACGCAGCAGCCCGATATGTTTGAAGCATGGCTCGCCGCCAAGCGCTCCACCCAACCAGAGCACAGCACCACGAGCGGCATTTGGGAAAAGGACGCACTCAGCGCGTTCAGGGATTGGACGGATCGGCGCGGCGCGCTAGGCACTGGTGCAATCCCCGAGCGCATATTCTTTGCTGGCTTTTCGGCAGGTCGTCGCGCCGCTCGCTCCACCCAGCCAGCCGTATCGACAGATACCGCTAAGGAGCCAGCCGAGCGCACCATGACGGTCAAAGTCACGCAAGGGCTGCTGAATAACAGGTTCAACAAAGCAGGGGCCAGCAACGGGCGGGATTGTTCCGAGGTGCCAGCCGTATCGTGTGGCGGGGATGGGGTGGCGCAGCAAGTGAAACGTGCGCTGCAAGACGCCTGCAATCTGGCGATGCGCAACACGCTTGCAGCTCGGATTCCTGAGTGTGGGGACTTTGGTGCAATCGCCCAAGACCTGAGCTGGGCGCTGGATAACCTCGACGCCATTGCCATCGAGCGAGCAGCCGGGCAAGGCGGGGAGGATGCGATTACCGATGCAATGGCAGATGCCGGGGCTCAGGTTCTGTACGGCGCGACTCGCGCACAAGCAGTCAATTGGGTCAAGCAGGACAAGTTCGACAGCGAGGCCGAAAGGGCGCGCAAGGTCTACGCCGCCATGCGCGCCGCCATCACAGCTAAGGAGAGCCAGGAATGCGACCGCTAATCGAAACGTTCTTCTCCGCGCTATTCCTGGCGCTCGCCCCTTTCCTGTTCTTCTTCGGCGTTAAGGGCTTCGTGCTGGTTGGCCTGCCGTTCTTTTACGTGCCGGCCGAGTTACAGAACGGCGCTGCAGTTGCCGCGCTGGCTGTCGGAGGCTGGCTCGCCAGCGGCCTGTGCGGCGGCTACCCGGAGTGGCGAAAGCCGCTGGGCGCGCTCACTGGCTTGCTGCTGGCTGCGCAGGGCGTGCTGGCGTTTGTGGTGTAGGGATTGACCAAATGCTGTTGACGAAAGACGAGCTCGAGCAACTTAGTGGCTACAAAACGGCCGCAGGCCAGGTCAAATGGCTAAGGGATCGCGGCTGGCGATTTGAGGTCAACAGGCTGGGCCAGCCGCAGGTCGACCGCGACTACTACCGGCAGCGGATGGGTGTCCAAACGGCTGATACCGAGCCGGCCGACATCGAGTTTAACTGGGACTGAAACATGCCGCGACCACGAAGCAAGGCCACCGCCGCACTGCCGAAGTACATGGACGTGCGCCACGGGAAACGCACCACAACCTATTACGCGCTGCTCAAGGGTGCGCGCATCAACCTCGGGCACGATCGCGCGGCGGCGGAGCGCAGGCTGCGCGAGCTGATCGACGGCAAGCCGACAGCCGGCACCATTGCCGACATGTGCGCCCAGTTCATCGCCCACCACCGGGCTCTGATCGCCGCCGGCACGGGCGAGCTGGCCGAGATCACACTGGATGACTACGAGAACAGCCTGAACAAGCACGTGCTGCCGCGGTGCGGAAGCTGGAAGCCGTCCCAGTTCAAGCCGACGCACAAGGCGCAGTACCTGAAAAAGCAGAAGGAGCTGGCGCGCGCGGTGCGCGGCAACCGCGAAATGGCAGCGCTGGGCAGCGCCTTCAACTTCGGCGTCAGCATGGGCATGATCGACAAGAACCCGTGCCACGGCGTGAAGCGCAACAAGGAGAAGCCGCGCACCCGCCGCGTGGAGACGTGGGAGGTCAACCGGCTGTCCCAGGTGGCCAAGGCCAAGGGCGAGTCGGCCTACATGATCATGCTGATCGGGATGATGGTCGCGATCACCGGCCGGCGCCGCGCCGAGGTGCGCGAGCTGCCCGACCTGGCGCTGCGCGAAGAGGGCATACGTGTGAAGGCGGCCAAGCAGCAGATGGATGATCCTGACCAGTGGTTCCTGATCGCCTGGTCGCCGCTGCTGCGCCAGTTGGTGACCGAGGCCCTGGCGATGAAGCGCAATGGGCGCGGCTATGTGTTCGCGACCGAGGAAGGCCGCCCGTACACCGACAGTGGGTTCAAGACGATGTGGGGCCGAACGATGGACGACTACGTAGCCCAGGGAGGCGTGCGGTTCACGGCGCACGACCTGCGCGCGTATTACGTCACGGAAATGTCGGAGAAGGGCGAGGATCCGAAGACCCACCGCAACCGTGCGACAACGGAGCGCGTGTACAACCGGAACCGTGTGCACAAGGTCAAGCCGCTCGCCTGATCTACAGGAAGAAACCCCGGGAAATTCTGCGATGGGGTTTTACACAATTCCGCGAGTTTTACACAAACGGGAAAAACAAAGGGCGCCTTGAGCGCCCTAAGTCTTTGAATCTTCGAGAGAATTTGGGGTGGCTGATGGGACTCGAACCCACGACAACAGGAATCACAATCCTGATCCCAAACGAGCATCCATGCGGGTTCCAGCCGGTTTTTGTGTAAAACGAAGCGCCCTTTTCAAAAAGTTCCACCT